GATGCTTTGAAATTTGTTTGGAAAGAAAAAAATATGGAGTTCAATACGTGGGAAATTGCCCACTTTAGAATACTTGGAGATGACCGAAAATTACCTTATGGGACATCTATGTTGGAGAAGGCTAGACGTATATGGAAACAGCTCCTTTTATCGGAAGATGCGATGATGATTTACCGGGTATCAAGAGCACCAGAAAGAAGGGTATTTAAAGTATTTGTCGGAAATATGGATGACAAAGATGTTGATTCATATGTACAACGTGTGGCAAACAAATTTAAAAGAGATCAGATTGCGGACCCTAAAACTGGAAATGTGGATATGAGATACAACCAATTGGCCGTAGATCAAGATTACTTTATCCCGGTTAGAGACCCTTCCCAAACCAATCCAATTGAAACATTGCCGGGTGGTACAAACTTAGCCGAAATTGCTGATATTGAATATATCCAAAAGAAACTGGTAACTGCCCTTAGAATACCAAAGGCGTATTTAGGTTTTGAAGAAGCAGTAGGTAATGGACAAAACTTATCTTTACTTGATATTAGATTTGCAAGAACAATCAACAAAATTCAAAAATCAATGTTGGCCGAACTTAATAAGATTGCCATTATTCATTTATTTTTATTAGGGTTTGAAGATGAACTAACAAACTTTACGTTGGGGTTACACAATCCATCAAAACAATCCGAACTTCTTTCATTGGAATTGTGGAAAGAAAAAATTGAATTATACAAAAATGCGGTAGCTGAAATCGCAAATTCGGTTGCACCAACCTCAGCTTCTTGGGCTAAAAAGAATATTCTAGGTTTCTCAGATGAGGAGATCAGATTGGATTTACAACAACAACGAATTGAAAGGGCTGTTGCAGCTGAACTTGCTAAAACACCTGAAGTCATTACAAAAACTGGATTGTTTGATAATATTGATCAATTATATGGTAAAAAACCAGGTGAACCGGCAGGTGAAGCACCAGAAGGTGGAGAAGAACCTGGAGGAATGCCACCAATGGGTGGAGGATCTGAACTAGGAGGACCACCCCCACCACCGGGACCAGAACCAGGAGGTGAAGTAGGAGTAACACCAGAATCAACCAAGAAAAATGATTTAAATTTAATTCTGGAAGATAACTTATATTATGGTAAAACCTCTCTTGATTTATCAAAGGGTAGATTAACCATTAATGAAATTGATGACAAATTAAAAGATTTATTGGATAAGTGATATATTTATTATAAAAACAAATTATGAATACATTTGGTAAAATAAAAACAATGTTGGAGGAAGCGTCAGTTGTTTCTTATAAAAAGAATGAATTTTCTAAATATATGACCGTTTTTAAAAATATGGTTTTGGAAAATAAAGATATCTGTGAACTATATTATATCTATGACGATCTCTCAACAAATAAAGGTCTGGATAGGGATATCGCTGATGATTACATCAATGAAAATGTTGAATATTCAAAAGTGTTGGTTTCTGAAAATGAAAAAACATTAAATAAACTATCAAACTGGTTGGAGAATATCGTTGAGTCAACTTCAAACAACTACAAAAATATTGATACATTAATTTATAATGATTCAATCAAAAACTTGGAGAAAGTTTTGGAATCCAAAAAACAAATTAAAAATGTTTTAATTAAAGAGTCTGTTAAACTTGAAAATAAAGAGACAGTAAATATGCCGTTACAAACAATGGTAAAAATGTATGAGTCCACTCTAAAAAGTAATATTAACTTAAATGAAAATGAGATTAAAGAAATTTCAGAATTAAAAAGTTTAAGTAAAAATGAAATTGAAAATGAAATCTCAGAATTAAAAGAATCTATTATTTCAAAATTAAAGGTCACATTAAACGAATCAAAGGATGGTGAATTGAATTCAACGATCAATGACACCATTTCCAAAATTTCAGATACAGAAGTTGACCACTACAATCTTTATAAATTAAGAAAATTAAATTCCGACTTATGAGTAAATTTATAAAATCATTGTTGGGTTCCGGAACACAAACGTTATCATCAAAAAGATTTGTTGGGATTTTGTGTGTACTATCACTAATCACGGCTTTATTCATTTCCTTATTCTCAAAAGGTAAATTTTGTCCCAATGATGGTATTGTTGACGTTATCGGTTTACTTGCGTTTGGTACACTTGGTTTAACTTCAACTGAATCTATTTTTGGAAAAAAATATGACAACAAAAAAAGTAACGATCAAGAAGAAATTTGATTTTTTTGTTTGTACTGTGCTTTCTTTTTTTCTTCTCTTTTAATTACAGACGGTTTTACAAATTCCTTTCTTTCTTGAAGTTGTTGAATTTGTTTTGTTTTGGAAACCTTAAACTTATATTGTTTAAGTGCTTGCTCCAATGATTTTTCATTTTTAACGGGAATAATTATCATAATTTTTTGTTTTACAACATAAATATAATGATTTTTGACAAATGTAAAAAGTTTTGTTATATTTTTTCAAACAATAAACTTGAAAGATATGGAAAATGAAAAAAGGAAAAACATCAAAACTAAAAATTTTTGATGACGCAAAATGTCATTATGGGACAGTGGACTCAAAAGAACTAAAATCAATTTATGTGGTATTACAAACTTGGATTGAACCCTTGGATGACGAAGAAAATTGGAACAGAATAACTGGAGTTATAAAAAGACAAATTCAACACACGTTATTGGAAGTTGTTGACCCATTAACGTTTGAAAAAAAACAAATAGTTGATCTTGATTTAAGAACAAGTGGAATTCAAAAAAATAAAAGAAGTTTTTTAAATCTGGAAATTACTTTATTTGTTCACGACAAAACCTTGGATTTTAAATCATTAATTTTAAGGTCAAAAATCAAAAATATAATATCATCAATCTATTTGGATGATTTAAAAAAATCAAAGTATTTCACATTAAGTCTCACAAAAACTAAAGAAACTGAAGTTAGTGAATATTTATCATAAAAATATATTATGAAAATATTAGGACCAAACGATACGGTTTACCCTGAGAAAATATTAAAAAGGGAAGCTGAGAAATACAAAGATATGATTAATCGTGGAATGTCAATTTCAGAACTTAATCACCCAGAATCATCACTAATTGATTTGGATAGAGTAGCTCATCTCATAACTGATGTATGGTGGGAAGATAATGTATTGATGGGAAAAATTAAATTATTAACAACACCCGGATTTCACGAGAGAGGAATTGTATCATCAAAAGGTGATGTTGCCGCTAATATGATGAGACAAGGTGTAACAATGGGGGCATCATCAAGAGGTGTTGGTTCTTTGGTTAAAAAAGGGGAACAAAATGAAGTACAAGAAGATTTTGAATTAATTTGTTTTGATTTGGTTTCTTCACCATCCACACCGGGGGCTTATCTTTATTTAAATCAAGAAGATAGACCAAAATACGAAGAAAAATTATCTGAACAACAAAATATTGATTCAAATTCATTTTCCAAATCAGTTGACTTAATGAAAAGATTATCCGATTATTTAGGAAAGTAAAAATTTAAATTATGGATGAAAAGTATTTTGTAGCAAGAGTAACCACTGATATGGTGGATGAGAACTCAGGGAAAGTAAAAAAAATGAAAGAAGAAAAGTTGGTTAGAGGTTTCTCACCAACAGATGTTGAAGCGAAGGTGACTAAACTTTATGAATCTTATACAATGGATTGGAGAATTACGGCCATTGTTGAGAGTAAAATTGACGAAGTTATTGAATAATTTCAACTAAAAATTAAATTGTTTTAAAGGAGGTATTGCAAAATATCTCCTTTTTTTGTGTCTTTTTTTTACTATATATTTATAATGTAAAATATATTATGAATAAAAGTTTCAGTAAAATTAGACATATCCAAGAATCAAATCAAAGACTGGAAAAAAGGTTACTTAAAGAAGATGATGAATTGAAAGATGAAAAACTACAACATATCATTGATGTTGATACCGAACTAGACAATGACCCCGCTTATAAGGAGTATGAAAAAATATATTCCATAAATAAAATAAAAAAAATGGTTTCAGATCAAATGGGGATTAATATATCGGATATGAGTGATGAAGAATCACAAGGATTAATTGATATGTTCAC